TTTTTTAGCAAACGCTTTACCCTTTCCTTTAAAGTAGTTTACATTATCTGCTGTATCGCCTACTATCATTTGCTCATAAAAATTATACATAGCTTCTTTTTCTGATATGTCTAGTATTGTTTTGTGTTTGTAGTGATAGTTATACATAAGACAAGGGAATTGTTTATAGTCCTTGTCTATAGATACTATCATAACATTTTGTCTTCCAAACTCTGTTGACAATCTATACCAATACCTAGCAACTAAGTCATCAGTTTCAATTCCAAACCCAAACTTGCTATCGTATGTTTCTTTTACGTATTTGTGCATATCGTGTAAAAGAGGAGGTAGTGTTTGTTTTTTTCTATTGGCTTTGTATTTTTTGGTCATTAATTTTCTGAAGTTACCTTTACTTCCGTTAAATGTAATAACTTTTTCAATATCATAGATTTCTTCTAAGTCATTTACAATTTTCATAAATTGCTCATCAAACTTAGCTACACAGTCTTCAAGGTTTTCAAAGTGTGGATTATCATCAGGGTTTTCTTTATGTCGATAGCAACTTGCGAAAATTAAACTATCAGCGTCTATAAGTAATATCATTTCTTTTCTTCGTAAACTTTATATCCGTTCAACTTTAAAAAACTAATAGCATCATTTATTTTCTTTTCTTTAACTCTAAAGGCGTTAAAAATTTCATTCTCAAATGGGTGTATTTTATTTTTCATTATAATTCTTTTAAACTTTGTTTTATTAAATCTAAATACATTTCTTGCATTTTTTTATTTTCCTTTACTACTTGAGTAATTATAAATGGTAAGTCTTTAAATAAAGAATCTACATTATATACTAGCCATTTTTCATTATCAACATCGCCATAACCAAAATGCATTTCGCCATCGCTACAATATAAATTATGTGTTTCGTGTATATATGTATGTTTCTTAGCTTCTTTTAATTTTTCTTCTAACTCGTATATTCTGTCTATTAAATCGTCCTTTGATGTTCCCATTTTATATTAGTATTATTATTAAACTTATTATCAAACCTATAAATGCGATAGCTAAAACTTTCATACTACCTGCATATTGTGTGTCTGACCTACCTTGTCTTGACCTGTACTGTCTAACTTTTTTTTCTTTTTTCATTTCTTAGCTTTCAGTTTTCCGCTTTTATTTGTTATTTGCCAATTATAAGTTTGAGTAGTGTCATCACAAGGAATAAATATTTCCTTATCATTTATAGGTTTTAATTTAAACCATTTACCATACTTATTTTTTCTCCATAATGATTTTTGTTTTTTCATACCTTTTGATTTTCATATAATAATTCTTCCCCTATTATGTAAACTATCATATTTACTAGGCTTTCAGCATTATCATAATTTCTTATACCATCGTTACCAAACATTTCTCTTTCGTAATCTTGAACAAAACTAATACCCTTAAAGGTATTGATGTTATGTTTCTTCAACCATTGTTCAGCATTATAGTAACCTATAATATAATAGTCTTCATTAAATAAATGATAATGTAAATCATTAATGTCAACATCATTGTAGTTAGATTTTTCATCATTGATGTATTCTTGTAGTTCCTGTTTGATTGTCTCTAAATTCATATCTGTATTGTTAAAATTACTGTAATAAAAAATGCCATAACATAAAAGCAAATTAACCATTTCCAATTGTTAGGGTCTTGTTTTAAAAATTTCTTGTAAGTTTCTATCATTGTTTTGTTATTATACAGCTAATATAAAACAAAATAAGTTATAAACAAAATTTAATAACTTTTATTTAGAGAAGATTGATATTTATCCTACTAGCTTGGTTTTCTTTAAGAAGATAAACATCTTTTTTTAATCTTTTTTTTGTCCACATTGTAGTGTCAGGACAATATTTTTTAACAGGTTCTGGCATTTTTAGGGTGTTAAGCCAATACATAAAATTTCCTTTGGGGTCATTAACAAAATAAAGTTTAATTATATCCTTATCTAATTTCATTAATGAATCATACTTGTCTTTCTCAAGCATTTTATCTTCATAATATTTATTACGGAACTTCATTTCAATAACGCAATCAAAACCTTTTGGGGTTTTACCAATAGCATCATAATGTGTGTAACCATCGCCTGACCAAGTTAAATCCCAACCATCAAAATTTAAAAGCAATATAACTGCTTTCTCCCATTTATGAATCTTTTTTAGTCCCATTGTCCCAGATTACATTCAAATCTTTAATCCATCTGTTTACTGTTTTGGGCGAGCAGGTGCAGGGTTTGTAAAAACTATGCTTGTAATATTTTGCGTGTAGTTTGCACACCAATTCAAACTCTTTGGCTGATATGTGTTGTTTTGTACCCATACGGAATACTGTCCATAATTTGAAATCTGTTTCTTCAAAGGTTACCATCTTTTAATTTTTATTTCGTTGAATTTTTTTCTTCTTTCATCGCACTTACATTTAGTTCCTTTAAATGCGTGATATGTTTCTACCATATATTTTATGCCTGTATACTTAGTAATGTAGTATATTATATCTCCTAATTTCATTTTTTTAAATTTTCTATTTTTGAATGATAAGCATTAGTGTATTTCATTAATTTACAATCCCATTTACTTACTTCATTATAATCAGCAAAATAAAACTGACAATTTTGTTTATCAATGATATAAACAAACCAATATAAATCTATTTTATTTAGTCCTTTTTTATGCGCTTCTTCATTAACTAGTACACTTTTGTATTTTGAATCTTCAGTAGCTTTAACATCTATTTTTTTATTTTTTACTGTAAAATCTGCTTCTTTAGATGGGTAAGGATTTAAAATTTTAATCATTGTATAATCAATGTTTTTTTCAGTTAAATAGTCAAGAACTATTAATTCCCCAACTACACCTAAAATATCAACATAATTATTTTTTTTCCCCCTGTCAAATCTAGGATTATTTTTTCTGTTACTTTTATTCATTGTAGTTCTAGCATTTGCTATTTCTTCTGCAATAACCCACAAAGATTTAGGATACCTATAATTCATAATAATTTATTTAATTCATTGTAAGTATTACATATTTCTTCATTAGATAAAACACTATTATAATCAATCATATTGTCTTTTGGCATCCAATCACTAATAAAATTTATTTTTATTTCGTTATCTTGATATAAACTATCTATCAATTTATTAGTTTTTATGTTATATTTTTTGGCATAATCTAAATAATCTTTTCTGTTTTTTTCAACTATAATTTTATTTATTTTTTTTCTTTTTAAACTTATATTCATTGTATCTACTTTATCCCTTAATTCTCTACCTAAAAAATAAGAACCATAATACATACCTTTTTTCTTATACCATCTTCTTAAAATTTTTAAATGTTTTTTTGACAATAGACCAATATGTTTATGTAATGCTCTATGTAATTTTTTTGGTAACATTATTAAATTATTTATATTATTATTTTTCCTATCAGCATCAATATGGTGTATTTCCCAATTTTTAGGTATTTTTAATTTATAATGTTTTTCATAAAAGACTCTATAATTCATAATAATTTTTTTAGTTTGTCCTTTACTTTTTTATATGTATTATATAAAGAATAATAATGTATATATGACTTCCTAGAAAATTCAGCTATACTTTCTCCTTGGTTTATAATTTCAAAAACCTTTCTGTCATACCAATACATCTTAGACAATGCTTCTTTTACTTTGTCATAGCTTTCATCATAATTGACATCATTGTTAGTTAAATGTATGTTATCTAAAGGTATCATAGATATGTTTTTACCTTTGCGTTTTAAGTCTAAAAATAATGACCTTAATGTTTTAAAGATATAATAGTAATTAATATCATCTTCATACATAATATCTAAGCCTTTTTCTAGCTTTAGTTGTATTTTTATGTACATTTCTTGTGTAAGGTCTTCTGCAGTTCTTTTATTGCAACCAAAAGTCATAACGATATCAACCCAATTTTTGTGCTTATTTGCGATTAATATCATTTTATCTTGTATCATACTAATTTAAAGGGTCGTATAAATCTTCAACAACACTTGGTATGCCATATTCATTTACTGTAAAGCTAAATGTTTCAAAAGCATAACCCCTACTACGTTTGCATTTAACAGTAACCCAATCTTTATTAACAGTATTAGCTTCTAACTCAATGTGTGTTTCCACCTTTTTTTCAAGCATAGAACCAAGATGACCTGTCATTTTAGAAGTTCCAAAGTTATTATGAATCACACTAATTATATGGCAATTATGTTTAGCAGACCATTCCATTAACTTTTGTACACAGTCATTAGATTGTTGTAAATCATTAACATCACTTACAAGGTCGGCAATTCCATCGATAATTACAAGTGATGGCTCGTTTATTTTTTGGGATAGATAATATTCAATAAAATCTTGTCGGTGTTTATGTCCTATTGTTCTAAGTCCAAAGGTGTGGTATATATCTGGATTTATTTGTGAGTTCATATCATAAACCCTTTTGAAAACCTTTTGACAATGCCATAGTCCTTGTTCTGTATCAAAGTGTATTAAGTGTCCGTTTTTTCTATGACCTTTTATTCTTCCGCCATATATGTTTTTATTACTAAGAAATACTGAAGCTAATAAACTGATAAAAAATGTTTTCTTTGTTTTAGGTGGTGCGCTTACAACACTTAGATTACCAAATGTTCCCAAAGGTATTGGTAATAATAAATCGCCCTTTTTTGATTTGATTAGTTTTTCCCCATAAGATAATGCAACAGGAGGATATTCAATAGTTTCTTTTGTATTTACAAAACAGTCTTCTTCGATAAACTGCATCAGCATTTGGTGTTCTGTTTGTTTTTCTGTCATTTAATAAATATATAAAAAAAAAGGTATGAATTATAAAAACCCATACCCATTTTTAGATTGATAAAGTTTTTTTTTAAAAAGGCAAGTCTGATTCTTCTTTAACATAAGCTGATTCTGTTCCTGATATAATATCAATCTTTTCTTCTCTTTCAGCTAAATGTATATTACCTTTTCCGTTTTGTGCGTCTTTAATCCACGCCACTTTACCATTACCAAAGTATAAAGCCTGTTTACCTGCTTCACGTTCTTCAGATGTTCTACTATCCATTAGTGCTACGTTATTTCCATAACGAGTTTCATCTTGAATAGAGATAGTTAAATTGTACCACACCGCACCATCTTTACCTTTGACAAATTTTTCTTTAGGTAGTTTAGCTACGTTGATACTTGCATTAATAATTGCTCCCATAATTTTAATTGATTTTAAAGTTTAATAATTCTTCTTCTATTTGTTTTGTTACTGTATAATGTTGTTTAATATCATTGATTGTTTTACCATCTTTCATACCTTCTAATGCATTTTTATATTGTGGGGTATTAATTAATAATTTTGGTAATGGAGGTTTTTTAACTGCTAGATTACCATCATCATCAACTGCTTGTAATGCTAATAAAGATTGTAAAGTATATCTACGATAATATGTTATTGCACTTCCTAATTTTTGTGCATCTAAATTATTAGGTAATTGTATTGATGATTCTATAGAGCCACCATCTAAGTCATATATAATACTTCTAACTTGATTGTCTGTTATTGGTTGTATTAATACTAATTTATTTTTGATTAGTAATGGACTTAGTTGTTCTATGAGTGAATTTATATCAAAGTATTTTGATTTATAAAAAGGGTTTTCATTGCTTTTACTAATAGAACCTATTTCTTGTTGCAACTTAAATATTTTACTGTATATATTTTTTTCCATTTTAATCATTATTATTTGTTAATACCTCTAATTGCGCTTCTAAGAATTGTATTTTTCTTTCTAACGCTTCGCACCTGTCTATATAAAATGCTATTAATTGATTTTTACCTTGATGCGAATATCTTGTTCTTACGTTATCTACTTCCATTATTCTATATGTGTTAAAGTTGATTTTAACCAAAATATTTTTTCTTCAAATGATTTTTGGTTTTTAGTGTCGCCCATCATTGTAGCGTGAGAAAGCATAACTTCTAAAGTTTTGATTTCTTTTTGAATGTCCTGTTTTTGTGTTTGTAATGTCATTTTTAAATGTTTTTTTATAATTGAACTTATAACAAATATAAACAAAATTGTTAATAAAAAAAAATTAAGCACAAAAAAAAAGGATTAAAATTAATTAACCCCTTTTTTCATAAAGGACAAAACAAACAGAATACTGTAAATATAGACTATTCCATTAAATCTACAAAATTTTTATACCTTAATATCATTTCTTCTATTTCAAAGTTACTTAATTTTATTATTTGTTTAGCTTTTTGATGTAATCTTTCTGATGTTCCTGCACCATATTTAGAATCTAATCTATTTCCAAATACATACTGTTCTCCATATTTAAAAACATTACATCCTGCACATTGTACTTGACAATTTATTTCATCCCATCTAGTTGAATAATGTTTACGACTTTGAAAATGTCCGTTTTGAAGTTTTTTCCAATGGTCTTGTTTACCACAGGTAAAACATTTAGATATATTATTTATTGAGTTTTTTCTTCTAATATATATACTAAATATAGTATCAAGTTTTTTAACTAATTTACTTCTAGTAAGTTTTTTAGCCATTTATTTATCTTGATGTTCTAGGAATTGTCTACCTATTTCAGGATTTATTTTAGATATTACTTTATAAATATATCTACTATTTTTTTTAACTATTGCTTTTTCTGTTTTTGTAGTTTCTAAACCACAATTTGTATATTGAGTTGCATCTATTTCTAATAATCTATTTATTTTTTCAATATTAGATATAGATTTATAGTTAAATATTTTATCAATTAATTATTTAAAATAATTCATATTATATAAAAGTAAAAAAAAAAAAAACAAAAAAAAACCCTACAAAAAAAAATAAAAAAAAAATATTACCTGAACCAACTGGAGTGGTTACCTGAAGTTTTGCAACTTAAACAGATTTGCGACTGTTGAACAAATATAAAAAAATATTTTAAATAATTTATTTTCTATTAATTTTTTCATAACTACGCCCACCAAAATATGAGCCAATTACTGTAATTAATACTAGTTGTAATAAATCAATCCAACTAGATTTCACTTCGAATTCTATAACACCTGCATCAATAAAGACCATTAATACAGTTGAAACTACTAAGAATATTAAAACAATAGGTCTTACATTTTTGCTTAACCAACTGTCGCTATTCATATCATTTTTCCATCTTTCAGTTACATTTTTTTGAATGTCAGATTCAGCATTAATCCAAACCTCAGTCATTTCTTTTTCAAACTGAGCCTTTTCAACTTTACTAAATGTGTGCTTATCTATTATGTCTGATATTTTTTCAGCTATATTAGAACCTGTAGCACCAAATATTTTAGCAAGGATTTTTTTCATTTTTTATTTTTATTCATCAAGTACCATTTCTGTACTGTATAACCGATTGTTACACTAAGTAAAATAATTTTAAGAACCATATCAATATTTGTTAATGATATTCCGAAGCTGCTCAAATTAATTAATAGTGTTTTGTAGTCCATAATCATTTCTTGTCAATTTGTTTAAGTTTTTTTATTGCCCAATTTATGCCACTTGTGCCACCCCATCCAAGCCAAGCTACATATCCTTTATCTTTCCAAGGGGTTGATTTATTTTCAGCAGATACTTCTGCATTTTTTTGATGTCGT